CTCAGATTTGTATAGTAATAAAACTAAACAAATTAGCAAAGAAAATCAATATAACGAATAAACTATTAGAATACTGGTTTCGGCTAGTATTCTTTTTTTTTTAGAAAGGATAATATTATGAAAGAAAATGTAGAAGTTGTTGTTAAGGTTGGATTGACTGATAATGAAAAACTCATGACTATTATGACCACAAGTCGTGATAATGTACGATACGACACACTCGACTATGGTGCTACTGGGTTTTATAGATTGCAGATTAAGAATGCAAATATTATAAAAAATGAGTATAAAGATTTTAAAGTTGAGTATGGTAAGAACAATTATCCTACTAGACGAGAAGAATTGTGGGTAATCGAAAGGCCTCGTCCAATTGAATTTTATATTGCTCGTACGAAGAATCGTGATGATATAAGAAGAGAATATATTGCATTTGATAAGGAGGACGAATCACATGAGTAAGAAGTTTTGGCGTAGTGGTATGATTGATAGACGTGTTGTTGCGGAAAAGGAATGGCACGAACACATAAACGAAATAAAAATGGCTATGATTGAATCGTATCGTGAGAGATACGTCGTAAAGCATGGTAACAATAAATTATATTATTTTAATCTTGCTGATGATTATGATGAAGTTAGAAAAGGTGATAATGTTACATTGGATTTTGGAGAAAACATCATTGCTGCGCCTAGAGAGCGTTTAAAAGATAGTATGTTTAATGCATATTCTCGTTGGCTTAGAAATCGTGGGTCATACGATAGTGATTTAAAGTTTGAGAAACAGACATTTGGAGAAGTTGAAGATGAAAACAATACACGTGATATATGACAAGAAGAATAATGCCCTTGGTGTCGTAGATGTGGGCGATAAAGGCCTCCCAGAGGCTCTGAGAGACGCTGTAGAGTGGCGTTATGAGGGTCGTAGGTATTCCTACAGGTCTTATTTTAGGGCCAACAGAGGGCAAAAGAACGAGTATTTAGACGTTATTATGAAGGAGTATTGATTAGGAGTATGTTATGAAAGATTTTGTCAATAGAGTATATAGTAGGTTAAATCCTGTTATTATTAATTGGGTTGATTATTATGCAAGTTTAGGTCAAATTGATGAATACGAATCAAATCGATATAAGTATATTAAAGGATTCAATAGTCCTGTAAACGCATACAGAGTTGGCATTGATTTAGTTAATAGGTATAAGATTAGTATTAATATATTAAATTATACATATAAAGTGGTTGTTGTTTCTGTATTAGCACCCGCAACAGAAAGAGTACACCAAGATGATGGAAGCGTTGATGTTTATCCTGGTAAAGTTGTTAAGGAGAAACTTGAATTCACTGAAGGTGATTTTGATATCGATAACATTGATTGGATTACAGATATACAAAGATTAATGAATGAATACGTTTTGAAAGATGAAGCCGAAGTGGAGGTAATTGAGAATTATGGATGATATGAATATTTTAGAGTATTTTAGCAAGAATGTTAAGAAGGAAGAGTGGGATATTATACAGAAGGTTTACAACCGTGAACTTGCGAAAGATTTGTTAGATTTTGGAATGCAAGGTAAAGAGACATTTAATCTTGCAGAGTTGGCTACTTTATATACTCGTGTGGTTCTTGAGAAAGATTTATTACATATTATGACTATTGACAATGAACTTGGTTGTTCTAGCAATGAGTCAGCTAAAGACTTGTATATGGATATTATAAAAGAAACATTGGAAGATTATGAGGAGGAAGAGAATAATGGATAATATGTCTATTTTAGAGTATTACACTGAGAATGTAACACCAGAACAAACAAGACTGGTTAATACTGTTTATAGTTGTGATTACATTAAAACTCTTATGGATTTAGGTTTAAATGGTAGAAAAGGATTAACTATGGATGAAGTATATCTCTTATTCTTAATGGTTAATCTTGAGAAAGATTTGGATAGTATGCAGAGATATCTGTTGGAGACATCTAACGGGGATAACAAGCAAACCTTTAAAGAATTTATTGATAATATGGAATATCGATACGAGTGTATTGCTGAATTTAATGGTGGTAATGTAGAATGATTGAAAGTTTAGTATATTTATTGTTAGCTGTTGGTAACTCATTCTTTGATGCATTTGTGTTTATGTTTGGTTGGAATACGATTGTGCATCGAATTGGTTTTCCTGAGATATCATACGGATTGAGTTATGGTATTTGTATGTTTATCGGGTATGTTAAATCAAATGATAATAATGATAAGGAAGACGAAGAAAGGAAAGAATATATTAGAAATAAAGTGGTTCTTGGTATCGCTAATAATTTAGTTTATATTGTGTTGTTCCTTGTGTATAGATGGTTTGTGGGGGTGATTGATTGTGGCAGGTTTTGAAGAGAATAGACTTAAGGCTAATAGTATATTTAGTGCGTATTATGAGGCAGCGATGCGTTGGATTGGTGACAATATTGAGGATGTTAAGAAATATAGTATTGAGTTTCCTTATAGAAAAGAAGAACCTATAGCTGGAATCACTTCATATAAATTCTTTATTACTATTGAGCTGAAGAATGGTTTTTATACTTGTCTTATGTCTGAAATCACAATCTACGATAAGCATGTTCTTGACGAGGTTAGGGCTGATATCAAATTCAGATATTCAAGCTATAACTACGATATTAGTAACATTGGTCAGGAATGTAAGATTGAAATGGTTAACGGTTATATTAATCAGTTGTATAGCATTAAGAAAGGAGATGTATTGTAAGACTTTTTTTTTCTACGCATATAATAGGGAGAGAAACCCTAACTATATTATTAATTGGAGGACATTGTTATGTCAAACGAAGTTTATAAAGAATTGAGATATGTATCTAAATTTGATGATTGTATTGCTAAGGCCTACCTAGACCTAGATGTAAACAATGCTCAAAGTAAGGAAATTTATTTTATTGTTAAAGAACTAACTCGTTCGTTGATGAATCGAGACGGGATTGGTGATGATGATAATTTTGATGGATATACTTTGGCACAATACATGATGGGTGCTATGGTAGTTGGTATGGCAAGCAAAGATTCAATTATGGATGCTATTTCTGATATCAAAGATAAAGTTGATATGGAATTGTCAGAAGACGAAATTGTAGAAGAAAACTAGAATGAGAGCGCGGTTTATTACCGTTGCTTTCTTTTTTAATTGAATATTGTGAGGTGCTGTTATGAACAAACATGAAAAGAAATTGGGCGAGATTATTAATAAGTATTCATTAGATGTTGAGTTGATGCAACCCGCAGGTAGTAGCATTGAGACATCTAATATATATAGTGTCATGATTAAACTAGATAAACTGGGGCTAAATGGTTATTTACTTAGATACTCAGAAGAGGGGGAGTTTGACGCATTGTCTTGTCTCAATACGTTGTATGGTACATTACAAATACGGATAGATGAGTTCAATAGCATGACGTTTTATCAGTACGCTATTTATGTTAATGCTGGTACTTATGATGATAAATATGAATGTTTTATTGAATGGTTGGAGTTAAGAGACGACCTTGGAGAGTATTTGAGAGGTAATATTTGCTATGAATAACATGTGGTATGGTATAATTAATATGGTATTGTGGTTAGGTTTTGTATTGTTTATTGTGGGATTGGACATGGATTTTGAGATTGAAGGGGAGAATATGTTCATTTGGCTTGCTGAGAGAGCGATTCTAGGGTCTTATTTAATTGTTACGAACGTAGTTATAGGGGTAAAACGCGCTGTAGAGACTGGTTTTGAGCTTGTTACGGTGGTTATTGCCTGGATAAATGCTAAATTTTGGGACGAGGAGGAGTAGATATGGCTTGTATTGTTGATATTAATGGGGAAAAAGTGGAGGTTTATGGTGATTATGAGGCTGTTTTTGACGATAAATTGGGTAGATTTGTTGTTGATAAGCCTATTTCGATGAATTCTAAGTGCCGTTTAGACGAAGATATACAGTCTAGGTTCGATGATATTAGCAAAATTATGTATAATCACTTGAATTTGAACGAGTTTCCGCCTTGTCAGGAGGGATGGACTGAGACATTTGAGCACTTAAAAGGGTATTTTGGGTACGACATTGTGGGTATTGAGGTACTAGAAGTGTTCAATTTGACCTTCGAAAGGCTGTTTATGTTGTATGCAAACGATATAAATGCTAGTTTTTGGGGCCCAAATCACGATTATTTTGAGAAATATGAGGTGTAAAATGGGTGGAATGTTGTTGAAATTGTGTGATTTTTGGGTAAAAATAAGGGGTCAAACCTTACATGTCATGTTAGAAAACCTCACATGAGATGTTAGAAAATGGAGTTTTTTGATGAAAAATAAGGAAGACAAAAAATGGGTCGTTCGAGTTAAGGGGTTTTTATGGTCACATTTTGGGTAAAAAATGGGTGTTTTTGGGGTAAAAATGGGTGTTTTTGGGGTGTTTTTGGGGGTAAATGTGACCACAAAAAGGCGTATCTACGTTCGAGTCGTTTTTTAAGAATGCCTAAAAATGCCTAAAAATGCTTAAAAATGCTCAAAAACGGCCTAAAATGGGTGTTTTTTTTACTTTTTTACTAAACTTTTATATTGAAAATTACCATAAAAAAATATGGTAATTTTAAGAAAAAAAGTTTTCTGAACAAAATAATAAAATATACACAATTATTAGAAAAAGGAGAAAATCATGTCAATTAGAATAGATATAGATAATCATAAGTTGGATAATCAACTAGATAGATTTAAAATCATGCAAAAACGTATTAAAGAATATGACGAATATCGTTATAAGGAAATTGCACATTTAAACCCATTCTATCCATTTAGAATATTTGCAAGGTCTAGACATAATGGTGATTATTTACGTCAACGCCAAATAGATGTTATTTGTCGATTTATGGCAATTTATATTATGCATGATACAATATCAGTAAGTGAGGTGTTACATAGATTGGGACCTGGTGTAGTTGATAATAAACAAACTTTATACGATGTCTTAGATAAACAAGACATTAAACCAAAAGATATAACAAGGCTAGATAGGGAGATTATGCGTGTTTATTGTTACTATGACTATAACTTCGAAAAAACAAAGAAGCATTATACGGACTACTTTTGTTCTAATGATGTTATCGAAGATAAAATTAACCATGCACTTGAAGTATTTGGTGTGAGTGAAATTGTTTGGCATGATGATCTCGATAATTTTGTATACGATAATTATGTACAACATTACGAGAGTTATGACAATGCAAAACAGATATGTAAGATTAATTTATGGAGAATGGGAGACGATAGTAGATATTGTTTAGGAGATAGAAGTAGATTTTCTTTAAAAAATCGTATATTCAAAGAATATGAAGAACAATATGGTACAGATTTTATTATTGAAAATTATTATAAAGCATTTGAATATAGAGCAACACAGGGGAGAAACACACAGATGATAAAATCATTAAAACGAAACGAAGACGAAATTAAAGTAGAAGATGCACAATGGCTTGTAGACCATAAATGGTCGTTAGATCTTATCCAACGAGAAATGGGATTCAGTAGTCGTTATGCTCTTAGACGATATCTACTTAGACATAATATTGATTTTGAAGGTTGTAAGAGAAAACCTGGTCGCCCTAGAGGATCATTCAAGAGTAGTTCTGCTCGTAAAGAATTATATCAAGATTTCACTAATGGGTTGGTGACTAATTCGATATATGACAAATACAAGGATAAGTATAGCAAACGTAGTATCGACCGCATCTATGTAGAATGGAAAAAAGATCAAGAAGAGAAAAATGATAAACTTTTAAAAAATGATACCAATTAGTAACGCATTTAGGAGGCTCAAAATAATTGATGCCTTCTTTTTTTTTAAAACCGCACATATTTTTGCCTTTTCCACTTCTCTAATAGAGAGGAAATAGGAATTTGCCCTATTTCATTCTTTAGAGTAGGTGAAGTCTCACTACTCGTTTCATTTTTTTATCATAATATATTATGACAAACAATCTAAAAATCTGCTAAAATACAAGATTCTACAGTTAGACGCGTCAGAATACGTCTCAGAAGCCATAGAATAGCGTATATTCAACGTTAGGGTATATCGCGCACAATTATACCAGAAACGCGTAAAACGGCTTATACGGGCTCTCAGAGCCTCTCAGAGGCATTCTAAAATAGCTGTATTTTTACGTATTTTTAGAAAGGAATTCCTGAAAATGAAAGATTACTACACACCTCAAGAGCTAGCCGAGGTTAGTGAAGAATCACAAGACATTCTTATGCACATTGGTACAGCCACGTCAGGACGATATCCTAAAGGTTCTGGTAAGAATCCATATCAACATATGTCACCTGGTGACCTAGAATGGATTCAACGACACCAACGTCGTCTTAAAGAATTTAAGGCTCAAGGTCTTGACAGTAACGAAGTGTATAAGAAAATTGCAGACCTTGAAGGTATGTCCGTCAATGCATTACGTAGTAAAATCAATATTATGCGTGAACAACAACGCCAATACAATACTGAGCTTGCTAAAAACATGTTTGCAGATGGACGCCCTGTAAGGGAAATTATGGAGAAGACTGGTTGGTCTGAAACAAGTGTTCGTAAGGCCCTTAATCAAGAAACCCTAAAAGAACGTGCAGACCGTATCACAACGCAAGAACTTGTAGCTAGACTCAAAGAGTCTGTAGCACAAACCGGATATCTTGATGTCGGTGAAGGTGTCGAAGCACAACTAGGTGTATCTGAAGACCGTCTTAAGTCTGCTCGTCGTGCATTGGTAGATACTGGTGAGTACGCATTTTACAAGATTAACGTGCCAAATGCCACTAATCCAATGAACAAACCTCAAACTGCTGTGCTTACTACTGCAGATAAAACAATTAAAGATGTGTACGATAACAAGGACAAGATCCGTTCAACTAAATATCGTGCAGATAGTGCTGGAACAACAAATATCCAGAAACTACAAGATGTAACTAGTATTCCATGGAACCGTCTACAAATTAAGTATGCTATTCCAGAAGGTGAGAAAGGTCACG